ACCAAACCAAGCAAGTTTTTTAGTCAAATCAACAACCATTCCTGCAAGTACAATCGGGTCATATGATGTTTTTTTTCATGGCAAAGCGATAAAAGTGGCCGGAGATCGTACATTCGATACATGGGATACAACTATTATTAATGATGAAGATTTTGGTATTAGAAACACACTTGAAAATTGGATGGCTAGTATCTCAAATCACTCCCTAAATACAAGAGATAAGTTAGTATTTAATACTTCCGAAGGCGATTCGGCAAAGTATAAATCTACGTTGAAGGTTATACAATTTAGTAAAGCTGGGGAAGTATTACGTACTTATGAATTTATTGGTGCATGGCCGTCTGCATTGTCAACAATCAATCTTGATTGGGCAACACAGGAAATTGAAGAATTTACTTGTACTTGGACATATGATAGTTGGAAAGTAGAATAATAGGAGATAATAATTATGGCATTTGAAATATTTGGTTTTAAAATTGAAAGAACGAGTCAGGAAATAGCAGACGCTAATGTTCCTGCGTTCACACTTCCAGAGAGTGATGATGGTTCTCAAATGGTATCGGGAGCGGGTGCATTTGGTTACTCTCTCGATATGGATGGGCAATATAAGAATGAAGTAGAACTTGTTCTTAAATATCGTGATATGTCTCAAATGTCTGATTGTGAAATTGCGATTGATAATATTGTAAATGAAGCTATTGTTGTTGATGATCTCCTTCCTTCAGTATCAGTTGTTCTTGACAAAACAGATCTCACAGAAGGTATTAAGAAAAAAGTTCGTACAGAATTCGATATTGTATTGGATCTCTTAAATTTTAATAATTACGGTCATGATATTTTTCGCAGATGGTACATTGAAGGAAGATTGTATTATCACATTATGATAGATGAAAATGATCCAAAACGTGGTATTGTAGAACTCCGAAGTTTGGATGCTACAAAAATCAAAAAAGTTAAAAATGTTAAAGTAGAAAAATCAGCTGATCCTAGAAAAGCAAAAATAAGTATAATTCCCACGTACACTTATAATGAATCTGGATTAGATAAACGATCCTCTTCTGGTATTGTAATTTCGGGTGATAGTATTGCATATTCTACTTCTGGTTTATTGAATCCTCAAAAAAATACAGTAATGTCTTATCTTCATAAGGCAATCAAACCGTTAAATCAATTGCGAATGGTAGAAGATGCAGTTGTTATCTATCGTATATCACGAGCACCAGAACGCAGAATTTTCTATATCGATGTAGGAAACCTACCGAAATTAAAAGCAGAACAATATATTCGTGACATCATGACACGATACAAGAACCGATTGGTTTACGATTCAGAAACTGGCGAAGTAAAAGATGATCGAAGACACCAATCAATGTTGGAAGATTACTGGTTGCCACGAAGAGAAGGTGGTCGAGGAACAGAAATTACTACACTTCCAGGCGGAGAAAATTTAGGACAATTGGATGATGTAGAGTATTTTCAACGAAAATTATATAAAGCAATGCATGTCCCTGTTTCACGACTTGAAGCAGAATCGGGATTCTCTTTGGGGAGAGAAAGTGAAATTACGAGGGATGAATTACTTTTCAGTAAATTTATCAAAAAATTGCAGACAAGATTTTCTCTTTTATTTGATGAAATAATGGAAAGACAGTTGATTCTGAAAAATGTTATGACAGCTGCGGAATGGGGTAAGATCAGAGATAAGGTTCATTATAGATTTGAAAAGGATCATTATTATTCTGAATTTAAACATCAAGAAACTATGTCTCAACGTGTAGATCTTGCAAGAAACATGGAAGATTATGTTGGGAAGTATTATTCTAAAGAATGGTTTCGAGCAAATATTCTCAGACAAACGGCGGCAGAAGTTGAAAAACAAGATGAATTGATTGCAAAAGAAGCAGAAGAAGAGGGTGGAGGTGAAGAAGAAGGTGGAGAAGAAGAATATTAGGGGTTTACACCTTTAAAAGTTTATAAATATTAATAGATAATTATTGGAGATTTAAAAATGGCAGAACAAGTAGCACAACAAAATTTTAAAACAGTAGATATTATAGATTATTCAATGCAAAGTAATCCTACAAAGGTCAACGATGCATTTGATCAAATAATTACAAGTAAAGTGATAGATGGTCTAGAAACCAAAAAACGAGAAGTTTCTGCCAGAATGTTTTCGGACAAAGAAGAAATTTCAAACGAAGAACCAGAAGCAGAAACAACGGAGACACAATGAAACTATTAGCTGCAAAAACTGCCACAACCGCTACAGAATTGAGTTTGGGTAAAGCAACAGCTGTTGCGGTTTACGCATCAGCTATTTCAATTATTTCAGTAGTTAAAAATGATGGAACAGAAGGAGGAACCAGTGGAACAGTTCAAGGTTCTATTACTGTACCAGCAGCTTCATTGACCGTTATTCATAAAGATACGGATCAATTTATATTGGCAAATGTAACAAATGGAACATATACTGTAATTGCTTCTTCTGGAATTTGATGAAAACATATAAAGAATTTAGAAAATCAATAGGTTTTCCTGTAAAAGAGAGAAAAGTAGAAGAGGTAATACGATCAGAAAAACCTTTGACGGAAGATGTTGTAGATCAATTGAGATCTATTGTAAAAAAGAAAATAGAGCAGGAGATTAAGTTTAAAAGTGGTACTTCGGTTCCAATTGACCCCGAATCTGCAAAAGTAATACTAAAAACTTTTGATTCACTAAATAGTTCTAACAAGAAAAAAATGCAAGATAATATGAACAAAGATACAAAATCTTTCTTAAAAATCTTGGATTTTGCATTCAGTAACGCAAAGTAGGATAGAAAAATGAAATTAATTTGCGAATTACAAGAATCTGTAAATTATGAATTTATTGAAGAAGAAGGTTCAGATAAACCCAAACAGTATTTTATCGAAGGCATTTTCATGCAGTCGGAAAAAAAGAACAAAAATGGTAGAATTTATCCGTTAGATATTCTTGAAAAAGAAGTCAACCGATATGTCAAGGAATATGTAGACCCAAAACGTGCATTTGGAGAACTTGGACATCCTGACGGCCCGACAGTCAATTTAGATCGTACTTCGCATATGATCACTTCCTTGGTGAAGGAGGGTAAGAATTTTATTGGACGAGCAAAGATTTTAAATACACCAAATGGACAAATTGTTAAGTGTTTGATTGATGAAGGTGCAAGATTGGGTGTTTCTTCAAGGGGAATGGGAACATTAAAACCAGATACGAATAATTCTCAGATTGTACAAAAAGATTTCTATCTTGCAACCGCAGCTGATATTGTCGCAGATCCTTCTGCTCCTGGCGCTTTTGTTGAAGGCATCATGGAAGGAAAAGAATGGATTTGGGATAATGGTCTTTTGCGAGAACAAGATATAGAACGGGCAAGGAATAATATCCTAAAAGCCTCTTCCAGAGAACTTGAGGAAGTAAAATTGAACGAGTTCAAAAATTTATTGTCAAAACTATGATTTTATAAATATTAACAGTATAAATTACTATAACTTTTAGGAGTTTCAATGTCTATTAAAAATACAAACCGAGAAGAAGTTCTGGAAGAAACTGAACAAGAAGAACTTGTTGAAGCTCCAGAGCAAGAAGAAGAAGTGAAGGAAGGTGAATTGCCTCCTGCACTACAAAAAGCAATTGATAAGAAAAAAGGTAAAGATGATGATGACGAAGATGATGATGATGAGGATGACGAGGATGATGATGACGAAGAAGAAGAATCAGTGAAGAAAGAAGAAATTAAAATCCCTACAACTAAATCTGGAATGATCAAAGCCCTTTTCGATAAAGTCAATGGTCTGAAGAAAGAAGAAGTTTCTGCTAAATGGAAAGACCTTATGGATGTTGCAGAAGCATCACTGAGCGTTGATGACCTTGGTGGAGAAGATCCCGAAACCGCATCGCCCGAGGGTGATAAGGTTGCTATTGGTAAAAAGAAAAAGAAAATTAAAATTTCCGTGCCAGAAATTAATGTCAAAGAAGATATTGATGCATTGGTAGAAGGGGAAGAACTCTCCGATGAGTTTAAGACTAAAGCTTCCACTATCTTTGAAGCGGCAGTACATCAGAAAGTAATGGAAATTGCAACCAAAAAGATTGATGATCTCGAAAAAGAGTATCATTCCAATCTTCAGGAAGAGATTGTTTCATTCCGTGACGAATTGGCCGATAAAGTCGATGGTTATCTCAACTTCGTAGTTGAAGAGTGGATGAAAGAGAACGAACTTGCACTTGATAGTTCATTGAAAAGTGAACTTACCGAAGAGTTCATGACAGGTCTTAAAGATCTCTTTACTGAACATTATATTGAAGTTCCAGACGAAAAAGTTGACATTGTTGAAAGCCTTTACGACAAGGTTGAGGAACTTGAAGAAAAATTAAATTCTCAAATTGATGATAACGTTCAAGTTACTAGTGAACTCAACGAATATCGCAAAAATAAAATTTTAGAAGAAGTTTGCGAAGATCTTGCAGATACACAATCTGAAAAGATGAAGTCTCTCGTAGAAGGTGTTTCTTACGAAGATGATGCAGATGATTTTGAGAACAAAATTACCACGATTAAGGAAAGTTATTTCCCGAATCAAACTAAACAAGATCAAAATGTTGATCAAGAAAGTGATGTATCAGAAGTGGAGGAAACTCCAGAGATGAATAACATCATGGAAGCATATAGTAAAGCTATTGCTCGTAAATAATAATAATTTTTAAGTTTTTTAAACAATTTAAGGAGTTTTAAAAATGCAACTCTCAGAAACAATTAATAAAAAGTGGGCGCCAGTATTGGATCATCCAGATCTTCCTAAGATCAACGATCCATATCGTAGAGCTGTCACCGCTATATGTCTTGAAAATGTTGAAAAACAATATACTCAAGATCAAACTGGTAGTGGACTCTTGATGGAGGCCGCGGCTACTACACAAATCGGATTAGCATCTACTAACCCATCTTTGGGTGGTGTAGCAGGTAATCCTGTACACGTTAGTGCTGACTTTGCAGATCCAGTTTTGATCTCAATGGTTCGGCGTGCAATGCCTCAACTCGTAGCATACGATGTTTGTGGTGTTCAACCTATGTCCGGCCCAA